TTTCGTGAGTTCCAAAACTCAATTGATGACTCAGTTTATTCATTACTCGAAAGTGAGATTGAACGGCTTGAGTTAGAAGGCTTTGAGGTTCAGCAAAACAGAATATTGTACAGCGGACAGGATGCATTCAAGTTCAGAGGTTTAGCGAGAAACCCCGAAGGCATCAAGTCCATGCATGGCTTTAAACGCTTCTGGGTTGAAGAAGCGCAAACCATGTCGGTGAAGTCTCTCAGAGCATTAACACCAACGCTGCGTGAAGATGAGTCCGAGATATGGATGAGTGGCAACCCTAAAAGCTCAGCCGATCCATTTAGTCAGCGATTCATTAAACCGTATGAGCGAGAGCTGATTAAAAACGGTTACTACGAAGATGACATGCATCTTATCGTGGTGATGAATTATTACGACAACCCCTTTTTTCCTGCCGTGCTTGAGCAAGAGCGAGAGCATGATGAGTCAACCTTATCAACAGCTGAATACCTCCATATCTGGGAAGGCCAGTTCAATGATGAAGTGCAAGGCTCAATCATTCAGGTGGACTGGTTTAATGCAGCAATCGACGCACACATCAAACTAGGCTTTAAGCCAAGAGGCGCACTGATAGCGGCGCACGATCCAAGTGATGAAGGTGGAGACAGTAAGGGTTATGCCTTGCGTCATGGCTCAGTTTTCACCGAGATATCAGAGAACGAGACTGGCGATGTAAACGAGGGTTGTGATTGGGCCACTGATAAAGCTATTACAGAGCAGGTCGATCACTTTGTATGGGATTGTGACGGACTCGGCGTAACACTCAAGCGCCAGGTTAATCAGAGCTTAAAAGGCAAGAAGGTTGAGCCAGTCATGTTTAAAGGCTCTGAGTCAGTTGATAGGCCTGATTCAGTATACCAGCCGATTGAAGGCGAAGAACGCCACAAAGCTAAAACAAACAAGCAGACATTCAAGAATAAACGCGCTCAGTACTACTGGCGATTGCGTGACAGGTTTTATAACACCTATCGCGCCGTTGTTCATGGTGTGTATATCGACCCTGATGAGCTGATTAGCCTGTCCAGTGAGATAAAAGATTTAGACGTTATACGCTCAGAGATTTGCAGGATCCCACAAAAGCCAAACGGTAACGGAGTCATTCAAATCATGAGCAAAATTGAAATGGCGAAGCTGGAGATCCCATCACCCAACATGGCTGACAGCATGATGATGACCATGATTGAACCTGCCATTAACAAGAAGCCCAAAACACCAATCACCATCCCTAACCTGAAGAGATTCTAAGTGGACGATAAAAAAGCAGAACTTCTTGTTAAATACAAGAAAGACATTGCTAAAGACGCTGATATTCTCTCAGAGCAGCGTGATAAAGCAAATGAGGATATGCGGTTTGTTAACGTTGATGGTGGGCAATGGGAAAACTTTCTTGAGGATAAATACGAAGGCCGGGCAAAGTTAGAATTTGACCTGGTATCAAACTATAAAAACCGTTTCGTGGGTGAGTGGAATCAAAACCGTGTTGGTGTTGAATATAAGCCTGACGATGACAAAACCACCGATGATGATGCTGACCTGCTCAATGGTATCTATCGTGCAGACTTTCGCGACAACTCAGGTCGTGCAGCCATTGACAACGCCGTTGATGAATGCGCTACCTGCGGCTTTGGTGCGTTTGGCTTGTCCACGGAGTTTGTGGATGATGAAGACCCCGAGAACGAACAGCAACGCATTGTATGGCGGCCTATTCATAACGCCTATAACAGTGTGTTCTTTGATCAATCTGCAAAGCGTTCTGACAAGCTCGATGCAAGATGGGTCACAGAGCTAACCGCTTACACCAAAGATGCATTTGAGGAAGCCTTTCCAGATATTGATTGCGTATCTGCTTACCAACCACACGACAGAGCCTGGAACAACTACAACGGCAGCACCGCAGAGGTTTATGTTGCCACGCGCTATGAGATTGAAACTCGCAAAGAGACTGCCTTTGTTTATAACAATTTGGCATCTGGTGAAGTTGAGATTTACAGCAAAGAAGATCACGAGTTAATCAAGGACGAACTGGCAAAGAGTGAAGCGCATAAGTTCGTCCGTGAGCGTAAGTTCAGCCGCAAACGGGTCATGATGAGCCGCTTCACCGGCAAAGAGTTTATTGAAGAGCCTAGAGAGATTGCAGGCAGATGGCTGCCTATTATCCCGATGTATGCGTTTCGTGCTTACGTGGATGGCGTGGAATATTACTTCGGTCTGGTTCGTAAGCTTAAGGATGCTGGCAGAGCCTGGAACGTACAAATATCACAGCTGATTGAGAATGCAGCATCAGCGGGTCAAGAAGTGCCTATCTTCCTGCGTGAACAGATGGAAGCGACTGACGTTCAACAACAATGGGCAGACAAGAACAATAAGCCGTATCTGGTAGTAGATCCAGCAACCGATAACGATGGCAACAATATCGCTATGGGTCCAATCGGCTACAACAAGCCCGCCATGCTCGACCAAAGCACAGCGGCGCTGATGGATATTATTCCAAACTTCATCCGTGAAGTGACAGGTGGAGCGCCACAAGAAACGCTCGACCCTGCCACATCAGGCAAAGCCATCAACGCCATGCTTAAGCGTGAGAACCTAAACACGCAGCCAGTTAATGAACACATCACCGAATCCATTACAGCCAGTGGCAACGTCTATCAGGCGATTGCTGGTGACATATACAACTCACGCCAAATCATCAGAACGTTGGGTGAGGATGGCGCAGAGGGCAAGGAAACACTGCTTAAAGTGGTGGCCGATGAGAAGACCGGCAAGCTTATTCAAGCCAACACTATCAGCGGTAAGAAGTTCAGAGCGTATGCCGATGTTGGCCCTCAGTACTCTTCCATGCGTGAGCAGACCGTTGAAGACTTGAAAGGTATGGCTGAAATGCTCGGTAAGACACAAGATGGCGCTCAGTATATGTCAGCCATTATCTCAACCATTTTAGACAACATTACCGGCGTTGGCTTGGGGCCATTAAAAGACTTGAACCGCAAGCAAATGATGCTGCAAGGCTTAGTCGATCCTGAATCAGATGAGGATAAAGAATGGTACGAACAGCAAATGCAGCCAAAAGAAGATCCACAGCAAGCCTTAGTGCAGGCAGCGGCAGCGCAGCAGTTAGCTGAAGCTGAAAACCTCAAGGCGGCTACCGTACAGAAAATTGCAGACGCCAAGAAAACCGAGGCGGAAACGGAAGAGATATACGCTGATATGGGCGTTAAACGGTTTGATTCACTGCTAAAGGCCAGAGAGCAAATCCTTGGTCGTCGGCAAGCATAACTCACTGCGAGTATAAGCAGGCGGGCATTTGCCCACACACTCTAAAACCATTACAGAGGTAAAACCATGGGTACTGAAGCGGAACAAGACCTAGAGCCGATCACGTCTGAAGAAAAGGAAATTGAAGAGGTAGAGACAGAAGAAGTCGAAACCGATGAGATTGAATCAGATGCGGAAGGTGACGAGGAAATTGAGGAAACGCAACCTCAGAAGACTTTTACTCAGCAAGAACTTAACGAGATAGTTCAAAAGCGTTTAGCGAAACTGAACAAGAAAAAGGATGTTGAGCCTGACGATGACACTAAGAGTCAATTAGAGCTGGAGCGCGAGCGTAACAAGCTGCTCACTCTGGCAATGCAACAAGCGACCCAAGGCAAGCAACAGCAGTCAGACGCAGCCCCGGACCCTGACAAATTCGATGGTGGTGAGTACGACCCGGAATATCGGAAACAGTACGAAGCCTATCTATTGAAGAAAAGCGAGGGTCATGTTCAGCAGTTACTAAGCAAAGAGCGTGAGAACGATCAACGGCAACGTCAACAGGAAGCACAGGCCAGAGAGCTGGAAACGGCTCAGCGTGCACATTATGAGCGTGCAAACACTCTGGAAGTGAAAGACTACGAAACAGCCGAGGACAAGGTTATTGAGGCGTTGGGCAGTGAAGCTGCAAACGTCATTATTCAAAGCTTTGAAGACTCTCACGCGCTGATGTATCACCTGGGGAAAAATCCAGACAAGTTACAGCGGCTTGACGATCTCGTTAAATCTGGCACATCAACATCAACCGCCAAAGCCCTTGCTGAGCTAGGCAGAATTTCGGCATCCCTTGCCGTTAATTCAAAATCTAAACCGGCCCCCAATCCAGTTGAACCGTTAAACGGTAACTCAGGTAAAAGCATCAATCCGATGCTCAGAGGGGCTAAATTTGAATAGGTATTCAAACCATGGCTAATAACTTTGAAAGTAACATCACGCGAAAGTTAGCAAAAACTTTCTTGGAAAAATTTGAATCAAGCCGTGTATTGTCCAAAAACGTCAATACACAATTACTAAGTGGTGCGTTCAGTGCTGATACCGGTGACACGGTAGACTTCAAACGTCCTACTGACTACAAGTCAACCCGTACTGCAGGCGGTGATATTTCTGGCGGCACAGCGCAGTCAATCATCACAGGTAAAGCATCTGGCACGGTTCAGGACTACTTCACCGTAGAGCTTGACTGGGCAGAGGCTGATGAAGCGTTGAAAATGGATCAATTAGACCAACTGATTGCTCCTGCAGCGACTCGTATCGTTACGGATATGGAAGTCGACTTTGCTGGCTACATGATGCGCAACTGTGCATTACGTGCTGGTGCAGTTGGCACGCCTGTCACGTTATGGTCAGAAGTGGCTGAGGCTGGCGCTGTGATGCGTTCTGCCGGCATCCCTATGGATGGCGACTGGGTGTATGCGGTTAACCCTTACACGCAAACTAAACTGGCCGACAATCAGCGCAGCCTGGATGGTGTGGATGAGTTGATCTCAGAAGCCCATCGCAAAGCCATTATCAGTTCTAACTTTGCTGGCATGAAGGTGATGACCGCTACTACGTTATCAACCTATACCACGCATTCAGGTGCAGATCGCGCCGGTACGCTTTCAGGCAACCCAACTGTGACCTATGTTGCAGCCAAGGACACCATGAAGCAAACGCTTCCTGTAACAGGCTTCCAAGCCAACTTGCAGGTACGTGCCGGTGAAACCATCACTATTGCAGGCCGCTACCGTTTGAACCTGTCCACACGTCAGCCAGTGGTTGATGAAACAGGCGCTCGCGTTGTGTTCTCTGCGGTGGTTGCTGAGTCTGTGACATTAGGCTCATCTGGTGAAGGCAATATTGTTATCAATGGTCCGGCTATCTATGAGGCAACAGGTGCGTATAACACTGTTGATTCAGCGCCGGTCAGTGGTGACGTTGTTACCTTGTTGGGTGCGGCTTCTACTTTGTATCAGCCAAACCTGTTCTGGCACAAACAAGCGTTTTCGATTGGTGCAGTGCCGATCAAAAAACTTTACTCAACTGACACACTGGCCACGACTGAAGACGGTTTGCAAATCCGTGTTTCCAAAGGTGCAAGTATCCGTGAAAACAAACAGATTGTTCGTTTCGATTTGCGGCCTGCCTACGGAACCATGAACCCGTTCTTTGCTGGTCATGGCTTCGGCTAGTTGTTTATGGGAGGGCTTCGGCTCTCCCTTTTTTTTGGAGTAGCACATGAAAACATGGCTTAAAGAGAGTGGTAAGGAAATTATCCTCAATGAAGAAAAGGAGACAGAGCTTGCAGCGCGTGAGCTTGGCTGGACGCCAAAAGATGAAGCCAAAACAGTAGATCAAATGACACTGGAAGAATTACACGCTGTAGCCGACAGCTTAGATAAAAAAATGGCAGTGAATATTGGGCTTGATAAGGCCCGTGAGAAAGTCAAAGCAATGCTTGAGGCAAAATAATGAGTTCAGGCACTGAGATTATCACAGAAGCCTTACAGAAGATTGGGGCGCACAGCGTTGCGTCCCCAACTTCACCTGAAGCGATTGTGACAGGTAAGAATGTGCTGAATGGCATGTTACAGCAATGGCTGTCTGTTGGTATCGATATGGGTACTGCGCCATTAGATGCGCCTGGCGATGAACTCAGCGAGCCTATGGATGCCCGCAATGGCATTATTGATAACCTGGCATTAATGCTTGCGCCGTTCTTTTCCAATGGCAAGCAGGTGGTATCGCCTGAGTTATCCCGTAGCGCCCGCATTGGCTACACGTTCATTAAAAAAATGTATCAACCGGTTGTGATTCCGCAGAAGAAAGTCTCCTCCACTATGCCAATGGGTGCAGGTTCAACCCGTGGCGTATCGCGTAGCACGTTTGCCGATCAAAACCGTGAGCTTGAAGACTGATGCGCATTCCATTTCCGTTAGGTTATGAAGGGGTTGAGCACTTACCCAAAACAAAGCGAGTGCTACAGAATTGCTTTAACAATGGCTCGGACAAAATCACTTCACGTCCGGGCATTGAACTGATTAAGACCACTGATGCAGTAGCTCGTGGCAGTTTTACATGGAACGGTGCGCTTTATCATGTGCTCTCACAGCAGCTTGTGAAGGTAACAAACACTGAGACAGGCGCTTATACCGTTATTGGCACGATAGCAGGGCCAGAGCCAATAGAGACCGATATCGGCTTTAATGAGGCGGTCATTGTTGTTAAGCGTGGCAAGATTTACACGCTCGATACAAGCGATACATTGGTTGAGATAGATACATCAGACGAAGAAACCAACTTCGTTCCCTGCATTGACGTGTGCCATATCAATGGCCGGTTTGTGTATATCCCGGCTGATGGTGAGCCTGCGTTTTTCTCTGACGTTGGTGATGCTGCAACGGTTCAGCCGCTCAGCTTCTTTGATGCAGAGGAACTGCCGGATAAAAACATTGCTTGCTGCAACTTTAGCAACACTTTGTATATTTATGGAACAGATTCAGTTGAGTTATTCCGTGATGCTGGCACAACACCTAATCCGTTTCAGCGGGTATCAGG